ATTAATTACATTTAAACCCTCTGTGTTATATTCTGCATCTGTTGGATCAAAAAAATCAACCGTGTGAAAATCTGCATAATCAATTTGATAATGAATGTAATACCGTTTCCAAATTGCATCTGTATTAAATTCAAATTCACCCTGCATATCATCCTGCATGTTTAATGCAGGTAAAATGTTGTTTGATGTATTACCATTCCAAAAATCCCTGCGTTCAATCTGCACCTCACCATTGAATACACGTGTGTGTGCATTGTATGTTGTTTCAATTGCATCAATTAATGATCCCAGTGTTGGTGTTGAATCCATTGCCGTTGGATACCCTTTTGTAAATGCAAAATTTAAATCATTTTCAATGTAATCAACAACAGATTTTTTTTCTTTTATTAATGGAACAGGCATTATTGTTAAACTGTTTAATTGATTTAACAATGTTGAATTTAATGTGTAACCCAAATATGTACATCCTGCCTGTATTAAATTTTTAACTGTTGCACCTTTGTAATACCTTACTTGTGGAAATAATAACTCAAACATTTGTTGGGCCAATTTTATAACTGCAACCAATAATGATGCGGTATAAATAACCTGTGCAACAAATTTCAGTGATAATGTTATTATTTCACCAATTGGCGGTGCAGGCGGTAAACCAATGTTTGGTGTTACCGCCTCAATAATGTTTGATGCCTGTGTTACCAAATCCTTTACACTTTGCACTAATGCATTTGTCATGGTATATAATGAAATGGAAATTGTTAAACCACTCATTAAAACATCATCTTTAACAATCAGGTATGGGATTTGTACCATTGGAAAATTAACACCTTTTTCCGCCATTAATTCAAATGATGTACCGTTTGCATTATCAAAAAAATTATCATATGCACCCCTTTTTTTTATTTTAACCTCAATTTCATGATCACGAATAATTGCGGATTCAGTTAAATCAACATAATACTCCAATGATATTTGATTGCCCATTTCAATGCGGTATGGTATGCCCTCAAATAAACCCTGTGATGCAATCCAATCCTGTATGATTTTCAAACCCTCACGTGGCAAAATGATTTTATCTGCATCAATTTGCAATATTGTTGGATCACCGCCAAAATTTGATGTTAAACCAAATTCCAAAACATTACGTGGTGCAACCTCAATATCATTTAAAAAATGTTTCATTTAATTAATTTTGTACCTGTTATAAATTATTTTTTTACCATTGGTTGTTGTTTTAACAACCTGCATTGCACCATCAATAATGCGTTCCAATTCAATATTTGAAACAGGTTTGTTTTTAATGGTTTTTTCCAATGATTCTAAACGTTCAACAACACGTTCATCAGATTTCGCAATTATTGTTTGATGTATTGCAGGATCAATCACACCTGTTTGATGCCTCAATGCCAGTTTTGCCAAATCTTCATTGCTAATATTACCAACCATTGCGTTTTGTTTCTTTGTCAAAACACGTTCATTTGGATGCAAAATTGCATGAAAACCACCCCTGCCATCAACACCTGATCCATTTTTGCCTGTATCCTCAATCCCATCTTCAAAAAACGGTAAATTCTGCACAAATTGTGTTAATAGTGTAATATCAGTGAATGTTTTTAACAATGGATTTTCAACATCGGGATCCTCACTGTTTCGCAAATATGCCTGCAATGCATCAGATGCCAATGCAATACGTTGTTTTCGTTTTTCCATTTGTTCTTTTTTCCTGTTACTTTCAGCAATCAATTTTGCCTCTGTTGCCAATGATTGTTGGGCCTGAATGTTACCATTTTTTGCCAATTCCTGATATGTATTATATCGTTCCTGTGCTTTGTTTATTTCCTCATCAATTTTGGAAATCCTTTTATCTGCAAAAAAGTTAAACGCATCAGTTAATGATTGAATAATACTGATTTGATCCGCCAATAAATCTTTTTGTGATGTTAAAACTGCCTTATTTTCATCATCAACATTTTTGCGTTTTAATTTATTTAATTCAATTTCAAGATCCAATGTATCTTTGCCATATTTTTTGTATTGCAAAATGCGTTCTTCTAATATTTTTATATTAAAATCTTTCATTTCCTTTGCAATATCTTCATCAGATTTTTTGGATTCCAGTAAACTATTTTCAAAACTTTTTACCCTGCGTTCCTGTATTGCATCATATGCCACCAAACGCAATTCATCAACTTCATTTAATTTTTCATTTACTGATGTATTAATTTCAACAATTTTATCCGCACTTTCTTGTTCAACAACGGCAATTTGTTTGTTTAAAACTTTGCGGTTTGCAATTTCCTCTGTTACCAAATCCGCCTGCATTTCTTTTAAATTATCATCTAATTTTGCACGTTCTTTTTTGGTTAATTTGTTGTTGTCGTTTTTCTTTTTAAACTCTTTATTTAATGCATTATTTAACAACACAAAACGTTCATTATGTTTGTTGGTTAAAACACGTATTTCCTCATCCGCATCCGCCTGTACATCATCCTTTTGTTTTTGGCCTGATAAACCAATTAACGCATTAACATCCGTTAAATCAACTGTTTGCCCTCTCTCAATACGTAAATCAATAATTTCCAATTCCTTTTCAATCAATTTATCTAATTCAGCAATTTCACGTTCACGTGCAGAATCCTGCAATCCTGCATTCATTGCCCTGATTGATTCACGTACTTTTAAAATTTCTTTGTACAAATCCAATTGATCACGCAAATCAACGTTTATTGGTGAACGTTTTGTTTTTGTTGGTGTTGGTGTTGTTGTTGTTGTTGTTGTTGTGCCACCTGCAACTGCGGTAACTGCATTTGCCTGCATCATTGCAACCAGTGATGTTTTTATAACTCCTTTTTGTGCGTTTAATGCTTTTAAAACTTTGTCATTTTCAACCGCCTGCCTTGCCAAAACTCCTTTTGTACCCTCATAATTTCCAAACCCCTGCAAAAATTCTGTAAATGCATTTTGGCCCCATGCGTTTTCAATACGTGCCTGCAATCCCAATTGTTCCGCCTCTAATTTTGCAATTTCACCTGCAATTACTCCAAATTGCGTGCGTTTTTCTTCTAACATTATTTTATCCTCAATATTTTTTAAAATATCCTTTTGTACTTTGTCCAACTCTTTTAAAAACTTTGTTTCATCCTGTATGTTGGTTAATGTTGTGCCGTATTTTTTATTTAAATCAGTAATTAATTTTTCACGTTCACCATTTGTTTTGTTTGCACCTTTGATTGCAGTAACCAAAACATCCAATTGATCTGATTCCTGTGCCATTTTAACTGCGGAATCCGTTGATGATTGTTGCAATCTTTCATTTATTTTTTCTAATTGATCACCTGCGGTATTAACAATTGTGAATGCCTCATATAATTTGTACAGGGCCAATATTATCAAACCAAACGCATTTGCCATTAATGCTTTGCCCAGTGATGCAAATGCGGTTTTAAGGCCATTCACACCTGCACGTGCTACAAATAAACCTTTTGCCATCAAACCTGATTGTGTGCCTGCCATTGCCATTGTTGATCCCATTAAACGTGTTGCACCTGCGGATAAACCAACAACAATTTTGTATTGTATCCATGCCTTTGTTAAACCAACAACAACATCCAATATTGTTTCCAAATTATCTGCCAAAAATTTTATACCAACTTTTAAAATATCACCAACACCGCCTGCCTCATTTGCTTTTAAAATGTAACCATCCCATGCGGATGTTAATAAATCCAATGATCCGCCCAACGTATTCAATTGCATATCTGCCATGATCTGTGTTGCACCTGCGGAATCATACAATGCATTTGTTAATGTTTCAACATTGTATGTGTTTGATGCCAATACTGTACCAATTGTTGCACCCCTTTTACCGAATAATTCCAATGCGGTTGCGTTTTTATTTGTACTGTTTTGAATCAGGCCCATTGCCTCATCAAATGTCATTCCTGATTTGGTTAATTCCAAAAATACATTACGCAATCCTGTTCCTGCGGTTGATGCATCAATACCGTTATCGGTTAATGTACCCAGTAATGCGGTTGTTTCCTCAATATTTAACCCTGCACTTTTGGCAACTGGTGCCACATTACCCATTGCCGTACTGAATTTCTGCATATCCAATGATGAACTGGAAAATGATTTACTCATTACATCAGTTACACGTGCGGTTTGTTCTGTTGATAAACCAAATGCACGAACTGTTGCACCAACAACTGTTGCGGATTCTGCCAAATCTGTGCCTGTTGCACTTGCCAAATCCAATGTTGCTTTTGTTACGTTTGATATTTCAGATTGTGAAAAACCCAATTTTGCAAATTCTGTTTGCAGATTTGAAACCTCTGTTGCGGTAAAACGTGTTGTGGATCCATACTTCATTGCATCATCCGTTAAACCTCGCATGCCCTCACGTGTAACACCCAAAACAGATGCCAAATTTGCACTTGCCTGATCAAATTCCTTTACTGTTTCAAATACATTACGTATTATCATTGCACCGCCCATTGCGAGGCCCAAAGATGCAAACGCACCTGATAATTTACCCAATGCACCCCTGTAATTTCCAACATTTCGGAAATTATCACCAACAGTTTTATCCAATTTTTTCAATTGTTTATCACCTGAACGTGCGGATCTTGTTACTTTATCAAACTGCATTTGCAATTTTCTGTACTCTTTTGTGTTCTTTTTACCTGCCTGTTCTAATTTTAACAATTCTGCACCTAAACGTTTGGATTCATTTTTTTGATCACGTGTTGCCTTTACAAGTTTTTTGTACGCATTTGTTTCCTGATCCAGTAACTTTTTTTGCCTCTGTGATTGTTTCAACAAACGTTCCTTTTCTTGTGATTCCATTTTGGATGTACGAATTTTATCCTGTTGCAACCGTTCCAATTCACGTTCCGCCTGTATCTGTGCCTTTACGGCCTGTGATTTTGCTTTATCAACCTGCACTGATTGTTTCATTGTGGCATCTGCCTGTGCAACGGCTTTGCTCATTTTATTGATGCCCTCTGTTGATTTTTTCAATGATGAATTTAACGTTTTGGATATTGTTGTTGCGGTTTTTTTCAACCCAACATTCATTTTATCCAATTCAGTTAATGTTTTTTTTGCGGAATCCCTGATTTCTTTGTACAAATCTGATTCTGCAATATCACTCCTTTTTATTTGCCCACTTGCCATATTCCTGTATTATTGTATAATATTCAACAACTGTTGTTTCTTTTAAATTTACTTTATAACCCAACCATTTTGATAAATGTAAACATGTTGTTTCAATGCTTTTACCATCACCAAAATTAACATTTAAACGTTCAATTTTTGCATCAACAATTTCAATCTCTGTTAATTTAAAACGTTTATTTGTTTGCACATATAAACATTGCAATTTTGCTTTTTGTTGCAACAATTTCATGTACCGTTCAAACTGTTTTGATAAACCAAACCGTGCCAAATACTGATCATACAATTTATCATATTGTATTTGGTTGCCTGTTTCATCATCAATCAGATTAACATTAACATACTTTAAAAATCCATCACTGCATTTTTGCCAGTGATACATGGGCATTTCATCAATTGATTCCCAATATTTTACGTGCATATTTAATGTACTGTTGCCTGATTTGTTCCGCATATATTTCCAAATTCTGTTCATCTAATCCCAAAATATTATTGTTCCACCATGATTGATCCTGCATTACTGATGCATCTGCATTAATTAAAATGCTATCTTTTAGCACTGTAATAAACATTGATTGATAAAAAGCACCTGTATCCTTTAATGTGTACGGTGTTCCTGCACGTTTCATTGGATTTATCTGTTCCGTAAATGGTGAATACAATCCAATAACTTCATCAAATTTATTCACACCACGTTCAAACAACTGATCCTGCCTGATAAGATTTAACACCAAATTTTTGATTTGTGTTGTGTTTGCCTCATACCATGCCAACGCATCATCCAATGTTAATGCCTTATTTAATTGTTGTTCGATCAATGTATTTCCAATCATATTTCAAATTTACGAAATTTTAAGTGTTTTTATATAATAAAAAAAAGGGATGTAAACAAATACATCCCCTTTTTAATATTTAAAACCATAAGTTAAACAGATTTTTTCACTGATTTCCTGTTTACTTTTTTAGGATTGCACAATTTGTATGCCTGTTTTACTGTTTCACTATTCAAATAATGAAATTGTTTTAATGCATCTTTTTGTGTTAAATCTTTTAAAACATCAACCCTGAATGTGGTTTTTCCAACCGTGATATATTCTGTTTTTCCCATGATTTATGCAGTTATTGTATTAACAAATCCCTCAAAACCAGTTTTTGCAACTGATAATTTAAGGTTTACAGATGATGCCAATCCTGCACTGGTATAATCAACAATGTACGTGCCATCTGGCCCCTCTGTAACTGCATCAATTGTAACTGTTGTGCCTGCATCAACATTTTCCAACAACCAATCAGATGATGCCGTTGCACCTTTGTACAGAATTGGATTGTATGCCGTTCCGTAATCTAAATTTGCAGAAACGGTAATTGCCGTTGTTGTTGCACTTGCAACAGTTAATTCAACATCAAGTAAACCCTCTAAACTGTTAAAATCCAAACTTGCTTCCTCTGCCGTGATCATTTTCATTGTTGATTCATCAAACAACCTGTAAAAATCAAATCCTAGCATGATTTTTTGTACGGTTGCATCTGTTGCAAACATAAATTTTGGATCCCATGAATCGTTGTCCACTGGTATTGGGTATAAAAATCCGTTCACTTCTGATCCGATTAAATCACCCTCAACATCAACAATGTAAATTCCAAACTGCACACAACGTGATGCCATTAATTTACCCAAAAATGTTGGTGTTGAATCATCCTGCCATAACTCACCTGCAAAGGATCTCACACCTTGACGCAAATATGCTTTACGGCCACTGTTTGCCTCCTCAAATAAGGAATCCGCTTTTGGTAATTCTACATTTTCAAATTTCGGTAATGGAAACCAACGTTTTGATGCATCCGCCTCATTAACGTAATCACTCCATGTTGGTATTGATGCACTTAAATCAATACCGTTTTTTGTACCATCATTTGCCGTTAAAGGCACTAAAATTAGGGAACTTGTTATTCCCTGAACAGGTACACAGTTTGGTACTCCTGTGTTACTTAAACCTGCATTACAATCACATGATTTCATATGTTTATTTTTTTAATTAATTATTATTTTATTTAAATTCTCTTAACACTTACAATTTGCACGGTATTTACTCAACGTAATATTCAATGAAACACCTGATAAATTGGCATCCAATATGTTTTCAACTGCACCCTGATCCGTTTCTACACCAAAACGTGAAAATGTTTTGTAAGTAAATTCATCAACAGTTTTAAACATCCTTAAACGTTCAACCGTTTTAATAAACTCATGCATCAAATTACCCATTGGTGTAACCACTTGTTTACGGTGATCTGCGGTGTAATATTGTGATGGATCCGTTTCATCTAAAAAAAACAGATTTGTAACAATATCACGTGCAATGGCGGATTCCCTGCCGTATCCTGTTTCACTGATTATTTCCAATAACCAAATCAACGGCAATTTTTCCTCTAAATTATTTGTTGCAATTGTCCATTCACGGTTTGTTGCCAACTTTGTACCTGTAATAAAAAACGGTTTTTGCAACGTGCAAACACCATCCAAATTAATCACAGGATCTGTAACAACCAACTGTGTTGCAATTATCCATTCATCAACCTGTACATCATTAATTAAAAACACAACACCATTTGAATCAGTAATTGTTTTACCAACTCTGGCCCATTTTGTATGGCAAAAATATGTTTTGCCATTCATTGCATTGTATTCACCATCAATTTTGCAATTGATTTGATCAATGATTTCCTGTATTTCAATGGTTGCATCTATCATATCCAATACGTTGTTACTTTACTATGCCCATTATATTTTGGGTAATCACTTGAATTGTTGCAAATAAATTGTTGAATTGCATGATACGTAAACACTCCCTGATTATACCGTGTGTAAATCTGTTGTGATAGTGTTGAAATATTTTTGCTATTTTCACCAACTGGTGCAACATTTCCTGATACCCAAACCTGATTTATTTGATCCTTTAAGTATTCAAAATAAATGAATCCTTTGATCATATCAACCATACCATCACTGATAATAATATTACAATTGCCACCCTCATGCATAAATGCATTGTAAATTGCCAAATACACTGGATCCTGTGGCACAAAAGTTATGGGATCTAAATCCGCCACAAACAAATTATACAAATCAACACCCAACAATTCTGCCAATAATCTGTTTGTGTACAGATCAATGTAACCGTTGATTTTTTGTTGTTCATAAATGCCTGTTGCCAATTCCCATTTACCTTTGCCAAAATCTGCGTATGTGATATTTAAAACGTTTGCCATTGTAATTTTATGGTTTTATAACTGCATCATTTTTTAGGTGATGCAGTTTTTTTAATTGATTTTTTAACTTTCACTTTTGATGGTGCCACCTTTTTTTTAACAACTGTTGCAGGTTTTTCAGGTTTTGGATCAATTGTTTCAATAATTTTCACCCTGCCTGTATGCCCTAAACTGCGTTTTTTCTTTTTAGATTTGCACCCCTCACATTCGTTTTCCTTATGATCATCACAATCACCAATGCAATCATCATTTGGTGCCATACTGGCAATACCATTTGATAACAAATATTGTGATGTGTTACCGCTTGCATCAATAATTTGATCCTTTTTTAACGTTCCCCAATCTTTTAATATTTTTAATTTCATAATGATTGTTTTAATCTGTTAAACAAATGTTTATTTTGTGATTGCAGTTAATGCCGTTGCAATATCAGTTACTTTCATAAATGCATCTTGATGTACCGCAGGCACAAAAAATTGGATTCTCTGTAATGCTTTTACAGTAACAATTTCATGTTCAAAATTATCATTGTTTTCATAACTAAAATCAACGGTTACACCTTGACGATCTAAAATTTGGCCCTTGCGTGAATCTAAAACGTAAAGTGAATTTGGTGAAACCAACGGTGATGTGATCACACGCATTCCATTCAACACTGAATCACCTGATGCCACAAAGTTTGGTAAAAGGTAATCACCGTTTGCATTTTTTTGGTGCATGAATTTAACCCAATCATTGTAATTCATAATGATTGTATCTGCATCATATGCCATTTCCTGCCCAAACGTGTATATCTGTGCTTTCATTGCACCTGTTAATTCTGCCAACGTTGCACTTGTAAATGCCCCAGTAAATGGTGCCAATACATTTGCAGGATCAAATATTGATGCAATTGAATCAATAGAAACAATATCTGTTGCACCGTTTAAAACTGCACTGTCTGCCTTTAACCTGATTGATGATGATACAAGATTTTCAATTTCTGATGTTACAAAACTGTAATCATCCATCATATCAATACAAACATCAACATAATCACGAACTTTTGCAATCTGTACTGTTTTGGTTTGCCATTCAACTGTTGTATCAGTGTTATTTGTTGCACAATTTACAACCACACCTGCATCCCTTGTTACTGTTTTTTGCTCTCTGTATTTGATGTATTCAGTTTCAACGTTTGTTTTTCTGAATAAATCTGTAATTCTCGTTTCTGATCTGTATGGAATATCAAATGTTTCATTGATCAATTGGCCATAAACATCACCACGTAATGCACCCAAATTAATTGGATCAATTTGTGCCTTTAATGATAAAGAAACAACACCTGATTTTTGTTTGATCAGTTTTTTTAATGCATCTGATTTTTCAACAATCATATCCTTAATGGATTTTTTTGCCGTTGTTGCATTTGTTTTGTTGCCCTCTTTTAATGCATCAATTGTACTTTCAAGATCTGCAAATTTTTTCTGTAATTCATCAGATTTGTTTGCAGATTTCAATGCATCCAATTCATTTGATAATTCAGTTTTTAGTGTTGCAACATCATTTGATGATGCAAAACCGTTTGTTTTTTCAGCAATTTTTGCCTCAAATTTTTCAATCACCTGTTCAGGTGTTAATGGTGTATTTGCCATTTTTTTTAGTTTTTAGTATTAATAATTTATTTAATTAAGATTTTTTAATTTGTTTTCACTTGAAAATAATCATCAAATCCACTCCAATTAAATGTTTGTTCAACTTTTTGTTTAACGGCCAATTGTTCTTTGTTGAACGGATCGGTGTTTGCAACATCAATTAAACGTGCATTTAAATATTTTAATTTCATTTCCAAATCATATAAACGTTCATCCGTACCTTTGCCACTGGTAATTGCTTTCACAATGATGTTCATTTGATCAGTTAATGATTTTTGTATTGTTTGTTTTTCCTGTACTGTTTTAAAAACATCAATTGTGTTTGCATATTGGTTTGCACCAAATGTTACTGCGGATCCTTCCCACAATTTTAATTCCTTTATTTCAAAATATCCTGTTGATGGATCAGGATCATCCGCATCCTTTTTTTCAACCTCAACAAAATTTGTTTTATCTGCAATGTATTGAAATCCAATACTGTGTTCCGTAATAATTCCATCCTGATAATCACGCAATGCATCATCACCCTTTGATGATGTACCCAATTTACCAACTGCAAACAATCCTGTTTCATCCTCTTGTAATGATGTAAACGTACCAATTTGATGTTCCCAATCGTGATGCCTTAAAAATGCAATTTGCCTGTTGGATCCTGAATTTACACCCCTATCATTCAGGGATTTTTTAAATGCACCTTTGCGTATTAAATCATTATCTGAATCAATTGTATCAAATACAGATAAATAAATTGCCACCTCACGTGCAGATAAATCAATATCTTTTATCTGTGATGTTGCCTGTTTGATGTTGTACGTTGAAAATGGTTTTTCCATAATTATGCAAATTTATATAACAAAATTAGTTAAATTTGTTCAAATATATTAAAAAAAAACATCATGGCAAACGATTTTTGGACTTCAATATTTGGATGGTCTAACCAAAACAGTGATAAATTTATGCAATACCTGAACAATAACCAACAAAGTTATTACGGTACAAAGGATGCGGTTTGGGTAGATACCAACAAACCATTTGAACTGTATTTGCAGGTGCCTGAATTAAGAACTGTAATTGATAAACGTGCATCAATGATGGCATCAGGATTGCCAGTTTTAAAAAATTCAGATGGTGAAATTGTTACTGATCATCAATGGGTACAGGATTTAATTGCAAAACCAAACCCAACACAATCATGGTCTGATGTTATTTATTCACTTTCAGTTAATGATGGATTGTTTGCAAATGCATTTGCATATTGCCCAAAACGTTCATTTGATATACGTAATTTAATTGTGCCATTGCCATCATCAAAAGTTAAATTAAAACTTTCAGGCCGTTATTTAGATCAAATGGAAACAGGCGGAATGATCGAAAATTATCAGTTTTATTATGATGGTAAAAAATATGAAACAATTGAAATTGATGATATGGTTTACATCAATACACCTGATGGTATTCATTTGGT